CTGGACGATTGGCACGATCATCCACAACCCAATCGTCTGTGTAGTCGCTATCTGTAGTCCCAGCCGTCGTCGTGACCGTCCCGCCTCTCTGCCACATTTCATCAGGACGCAGATAGTAAGCGGCCATTTACGCTACCCTTCTCACGAGCGCGCGGAACTTCCCGAAATTCTTGCCTCCGCGCATGATGTCTTCGATCGCAATCGTTCCGATCTCACGGTCGCCGATGTGAACGTGTATCGCCGTTGGCATCTTATCCTGCTGCGACTCTTCGGAACTCATTTTCCCAATCGGCGTAAACGTCGCGCGCTCCGGCCCAGCCTCGCCAGCGAGAAACAACGTTGGACGCTTCACCATGAAATCGCCGCCGTTCGCCATTGGAATCGGCTGTTGTTCCCAATCGCGCTGATACGTGCGGTCGATCCCGTCAGACGGTATCGGGTCAATCTTCCATGAGACGCGGCCCTCAATCTGCGGGTCAGGTATGTTCTCAATCGCCAACCCAAGCCCGCGCGCAATCGCATCCGTGAGCCGCTTGACCGCATCGACGACCTTTGCAAATCCTTGCGTCATCGTCTCCGAGAACGTCACACCAGACGCTCCGAGGTCCGTAATCACGGCGCCCGTCGCATCGGTCAGCATCCCCATTTCAACCATACGCTGAAGCATCGGCGCCATCGCCGCAGGGATCTCTGTGCCCGTCCGCAGCGCATCCGCGACAAACTGATTGATCGACGCGCCCATCTTGCCGATAACGGTATCCACGTCGATACCTGCGCCAGTCAACACCTTGAAGTCTTGGAAGAGTCCCTGTGCGATCTTGTCGAGACTCTGCCGTGCGAGCGCGGGCCCAAGTTCCTCGAGAGAGAACCCGTAGCGTTTCACGGCTTCATCGAGCGTTCGCATCGCCGCATCTTGGAACTCAAACGCCGCATTGAGTTCATCGATCGCTAGCTTGTATTGCTCTGGATTCTTAGCGTCGAGCACACGGTCGAGCGTCATGCCGGCTTCGTGCGCGCGTCGGTTCAGTTCGCCCAGCCCGCCGGCTGCATCGACAAACGCCTGCCGAACTGGATTGACTTCTTGCTCGGCCTTTTTCCAGATACGCGATATCGCGGTAACAGCAGCCGTGACACCAGCGACCACCGCTCCGAACACGTTCCCAGACGCCAGTTTATTGAGCACTCCTTCAATGCCGCGCGCGACCGTGCCGGCGAACTCTGACCACTTTCCTTGCAAGCTCCCGAATAGATCGCCAAGACCACCAAGTCGCCCGGCCCAGACCTGTGTAGCTGTCGGCAAATGCTTACTCAGCACGTCCGACGCAACCTTGCCAAATGAGACGACACGCTTTTCTGGAACGTCTAACTTCAAACCCTCGAAGAGCCCAGTCCACGATTCTCGAAGCGTGCCTATCTGCTGCGATGCGGCCTGCGCCACAAGCGCCTCGATCTTGAGTTGGCTATTCAGCGCATCGACCTGTGGCGCTGTGAGCTCATACATGCGCGCGAGCTTTTCGACGGCCACGCCCTTGCTCGCGTAGTAGCGCACGCCTTCGACCACGCGACCATCAATCTCCGCGATGATGTCGCCGAATGGCCGCGCCGTCTCCGTCACGCTGCGAAGGTATCCGCGGTAGTCAGCCAGCGCGATCCCCGCATTCTTGGCCGCCTCACGCTGCTCGTCCAGGCGCTTCCGCGCTTCGTCCATGTCACGGTCGAACGCCTTTAAGTCGCCTTCGCTGAGCTCGATACCGACGTTGACCGTATTCGCAAACGACTTCGGCCGCGTCACCGACGCGAGCGCCTTTTCAAGCGCGGCTGACTGCTGTTCAGCCTCGCGCTGAATACCAGCCGAGAGCACCAGAGACGGATTGAACCCTGACTTCGCGAACCGTGCGAGTTCTACCGCAGCTTCCGCCGTGATGCCCTTCGTCGTGCGCCACCATCGTGAGAGCGCGTCGCCGGCATCGTCCAGCACTTTCACGGTATCCTCGGACATCCCCACCGTCGAATCCCGCAGATCATCAAATCCGCGCTTAAGCGTCGGCAGGATGTTGGCCCCCTGCTTCCCGAACAGGTCCATCGCCACCTGGACCTGTTGCGCCGGATCTGTCATCTGCCTCAGCGCATCGGAGATCGCAATAAACTGATTCTCTGGCCTGAGATTCTTGATCTGGTCGAGATCGAGTCCTAGCTTCGTGATGGCTCCGAACGCTGACTTATCCCCAGATGCAAGCCGATTCTGCAGCTGATTGATCGCGCCGGTCATGTCCTCGATGGAGTTCCCGGCGTCATCGCCAGCGACTTGCAAACGCTGCAGCGCGGTCACAGAGATGCCCGTTCTATCGGCCATCTTCGTGAGCGCGTCGGCGTCATCGAGGATGGCTTTCCCGAACGATACCACTGCGCCCACGGACAGACCGATACCGAGCCCTCCGAGTAAACCATTGACGGACTTCAGCTTGTCGAGCCATCCGCCTGTGCTGGTGCCAGCATCACGCGCTGCGCCTGCGAGCTTCTGCAGTCCAGCCGGCACATCGGCGCCCATCGCGCGTAACTTCTCGACGGCTTCCGCCGCTCGCGATGATACGCGCTCGAGTTCTCCTGCCGTGAGTTTCGACGCGCCGCCAATCTCCGCGACGGCCTTCTCCATCAACGTCGCCTCTTGGATGAGACGACGCCCGGAGAACTGATCCACCATGCGATTGAGCGCTTTTTCGACACGTCCCGCGCCTTGCGTGAAATCAGTCAGCTTCGCGTCAGCCTTATCGACTGCCGCATAGAAGCTCGAGAAATCCGCCGCGAACCGCGCCGTAATCGCCATGTGTGGTTACTGCCTCTCTTTGGCTGATGCCTTGTTCATTTCTTCGACGAGGATGCCATACACATCACGCGGGAGTGTCTGCACGTCGTCGAGCGTCCAGGTCATCCAGCGACAGATGGCGAGATCAGAGAGGATGCCTTCTCGCCAGCCCGCCCGTTTTTTCGGGCTTCCATCGCCGCCTCAACTGCGACTTCGTGCTTGTCCACCGCGTCGCGGATCTCGTTGAACGAATCCGCATCAAGAGCGATGATGGCCGCTTCGCTGACCGGCACCTTCTTGCCACCGTCTTCAAACGACCAATCGACGACATACTCGACGACCTTCGCGAGCCCGACTTGTGCCGGGTCGAGCTCTGTTTTCTCGCCCATGATCATCGACTTCATTTGTCTCGCCATGATCGCGCGATACTCGCCCGCGTTCAGTTCCTGCTTCACGTCGATCCAGTCGCCGTCCGAGAGGTCGAGCCGCACCGTGCGCGGCTGCACAAACCGATTCCGTCCCATGTGATTACTCCTGCAGAAAGACCGTGACCGTCACGGTCGTATCTGCGACATGCAGCGACTGAACCGCGTAATCCCAATGCGGCCCATTCTGGCGCGGGATGCGAAACGTCAAGCCCTGCTGCTGGAGCTTGAAGTTGTCAGCGCTGACGACCTTCGCGGTCACCGTCGCCGTCGCACCCGTGCCGGTCATCTCATACGCCGATAGCGTCGCTGCCGTGTGATAGCCCCACCGCAGCAACGCGTCCCGGCCCTTGATCGTCAGTGTGCCCATCTAGTCGTTAGTTCCAGCTCCACGAACCATTGGCCGCGAACGCCCCGGAAATGGTGACCGCTGCCGACACGCCCGTGTCCATCGAGAGGTCGAGCCACGCCGGCCCATACCAATACTTCGTCGGCGCATCGCTCGACGGGTAGAGGTAGAGCTTCACGCCATCGCTCGAGGTCGCGCCCGTAAACGGCTTCGCTTCCGTCTCATCCCAGAACCCGGAGAATGTGCCCTGCAGGTCAGGCAGACCCTGCACGTAGGTCTTGTTTGAGTCACCGAACGCCGTCACTTCGATCTTGTCGGTCGTGCGGTTGATCGTCCACTGATTGAGCTTGATCACACTCGAGGCAGTGCCCGAGCCTGTCGTGCTCATGTAAATGACGCCCTTACGTCCTGCGTATGCTGCCATCGTCGTCTACTCCTGTTGCCGCGCTAGGCGGCGATTGGCTGAGTCATCATGAGCCGTTGGAGGTCGCCGGCCACGGTTTTGGCCCGCTCCACCCACGACGCCTCGGCCACACAGGCCGGCAATTCCGCCGCCATCTGACGACGGCCCGAGTCATCCTGTAACCACGTCCGCATTAAGACGGACGCCTCCGCCGCCGTCGAGAACGTCGGCACACGCTCGCCGAACACTTCCGACACCTCGGCGCGAGCCTCTGAGATCGAGAACGCACCACACGCCGCAAGCTCATACGCGCGCGGACTCAACGACTCCGGCACCAGTCGCCGGCCGTCCGCGTGCGTCAACGGTAGACGCTTACTCCCACGCGTCCGATAGAGATTGAGCCCGATCTTCGCCGCACGATACAACGCGCTCGCGTAGACGTTCTCAATCTGGTCGCCGTAGCAGCACGCGCGAACTTGCTTCTTCAGGCCCAAGCCTTTCCATGTGCCGTAGATGCCCAGGTCAATCCCTGTCCAGTCGATCGCGTTGAAAAACTCAACCCGCTCAGGGAAGAACGACCCGACAAACACGACATCATGCGCCCGCACCCCGACGCCTAGGTCCAATGGATGCGGCCCGTGCTTGAGCGGATGCCACCCATGCGCGAGATATCCGCTCCGCGGGTTCACCGCGCGGAAGTCGGGGAGGCACGCGCGCTCGTTCGTCCAACAACCATCGACCATCGCCGCGATCTTAAGCTCCTCGGCGTGGTCATACGGCGATTCGGTAAACAGCACACACACCCGTTGCCGGGCCCGCTTCAGCATCAGCACGACATCCGGATGCAGGAACATCGCCGACACGATCAGCACGACATCCGGCTGCCAGCGCAGCGCCGCTTCCACAATACCGACGCCAGCGTGATAAACAATATCGACGTTGTTCGGCTTCGGCAGATCTGGTTGTGCCTTCTTCCGTTTGCGCCACAGCGCATGTAGCGCATTCGCGCTCGCTTCGAGCCGCGTATCAAGCCGATAGTGCTGCACTTCAACGCCGAGTTGCTGCAGTCCGTAGTTGAGTCCGTCGAATACGTCCGCGGTAGACCAGGACGCGCCCGGATGCGCGAGTAACACCTTCATACAAACGCCTCATGCACACGATGCGCTCGCACACCGGCCAGCGTCTCATTGACCGGATGTAGCCGACACAGCGCCCGGCACCCATCATCCACGCGATACGTGCGCGGATGCCGCGCCCAGACAGCCGCGAACGACTCGCGCGACACATCCCCGATCGCCGTGACCCCGCGCCGTTGCGGACAGACCCAGACCCGCCCGTCAGGCGTGATCGTCGTGTGCAGTTGAATGCCGTGGCAGTCCGTATACCCGTGCTCACGCCACGCGGCATAGTTCGCAAACCGAGCCAGATCCATCTCGACATCCGGCTCCCCGGCGATCAGCGCCAGGTCGTCAAGCTCAGTCCAAATCCACGAGCGCTCATCCACGCATACCGACGGATGATCCGCAGCTGTCCGCACAGCCGGCCGAAACGTCGTATACGTCGCCCCGAGCCGACGCCCAAGCATCAGCATCTCCGGAGCGCGCTCCACGTTCTCGCCGTGCAGAAGAAACGACGCCCCGACCACAGCCCTATGCCCAACCAGCGACCGCAGTCCGTCGCACGCCGCCTCAAACCGTGCCGCCGGCACACCCTTTTCCGCCGCGTAGGATGCCCCGTCCGGCGCATCGAGCGAGACGACCACCCATGATGCCAACTGCGCGAGCCGTCGCCCTGTCTCTGTCGTCAGCAGCCCTCCGCAGGTATACATCCCCTGCTCGAGCCCAACCGCCGCGGCATGTTCCACACACGCGAGCCAATGCGGATGAGTCGTTGGCTCCCCGCCACCGCTCCAGACAATCGACCGCACGCCGCACGTCGAGAACTCATCCAGCGTCCGCCGCACCACTGCGACATCTGCGAGATCCCCCGTAGACTCAAACGCCATCGGCAACCGCCGCGCCCGAACCGCCCACGGCCCTTTGATGTGCGTGTGCGCGAAGTGGCAATCCTGGCACCCCAAGACGCACCGATTCGAAAGATCCCATTCGACCGTCACAGGCGCGGGCGACTCGCCGCGGTCCCATGCGGCAATCCGGTCGATATGCCGCAGCGTCTTGGCGCGCGGATCAATCCACACACGCCACCTCCGCGACACCGCGACTCACCGCGCCAATCGTCAACAGCAGGTCTACCGGCACCGCATAGACGCCCGACACCCACAGCGCGTGCATGAAATCGTAGTCGCCCTCATACCGATGCCCGTAATGCTGCACATGCGCCAGCCACACATCTCGGCGGACGACTGCACAATTCAGGTCGATGCTGCCCATGCGAGGCGGCCAGGCGTCACCAGACGGCCACACCGCGCCGCCCTTGTTCGTCTGGACAACCAGTAGTTCTGGATAGCCTTCGGCTTCTGCCGCGCCCTGCAGTTCTGCGACCACCGACGGCCCAGCCAGCACATCGTCATCGCAGAGAAATGCGACATACCGCCCATGCACCGCGCCGGCATAGTCGGGCACGCGCGAGAACATGCCGCCGACGCCCAGCCCGACATGATCCGGGATCACGATCTGCTCGATGTCCCGCACGCATGTCTGCGCCTGCACACTGGCAAGGTTGCGCGCGAGCGCTTGCGGCCGGCGATACGTCGGCGTATAGAACGTGATGAACGGCGTCATGCGTCCACCTGGAACCCGGCTTGCCGCACAATCTCAATGAGTGACGACATCATGCGCTGTCTCGCCCTGACGAACTTCGGAATCGCGCGCTGCGCTTCTGGCGGTTGCGGCATCGACCCACGATTCGCACCGCGTCGCGTCTGCCTCTGCACCGTGCCGCGCTCAAAGATACTGGCGTGCTTCGCCCGACTCCGCACCACGCCCACCGTGCCGAACTTGGACGAGTTGTGCTGCATCGTCACGCCGCGCTTGAGGTTGCCCGTCGGACCTTCTGGATAGCCTGACTCAACTGACCGTGCCGCGTCCGCAGCCGTCTCGCGAATCACCTCGTCAGCCTCTCGACGCAGTTCCTCTGGCGCTTGCTGCAATGCGCGCCGAAACTGGTCGAGTCCGTTGAACGTTAGCCGCACGCTCACGGCGTCACTTCCTCGCAAATCAACTGCAGTTCCTTGTTGCGTTCATCGACGTTCTGATACGACCGCACGAAGAATTGCCGGTCGCGCTTCAGCACCGGATCGCTGTAGACAATCCGCGTGTCCATCGTGATCTGTGGATGCCAGCGACCCGTAATCAGGAACTCCATCCCGCGGCCTTCTCCGGTTGGCCCTTGCGCCTGCATCGCACACCACCAGTCAGGCGGCGACAGGTCCTCGAAATACCCGTCGCTATCACCGCTCGTCTGCGGCGACCGTGACAACCGCACGCATTTCGCGAAGCGCCCTACTCGCATAGCACCGGCAGTTCATAGAGCCGATCGGACCAGCATCGCTCAGCTGAGACACGCGCCGCAGATGCCTGCACGTCCATGCCGTCGCGATCCGCATCGAGATAGGAGACGAACATCTTGATGCCGTTCTTGATGCGTTCCGGCACCAGCGCCGCGGAGCTCCACCCGATGACATACGTGATCTGCACGCGCCCGATGCGTCGATCCGCCTGCAGCGATGGCCAGGACATATCAGCCGCCCGCACCAGCCGCGCCGGACGCGATACCGTGTCCGTCTCGTAGTAGGTGCTCGAGAGCGTCTGTAGCGTGCCGTCTGAGTCGTAATACTTCACATGCGTGATGCTTTGCAGCTTCATCGCACGCGGTAGCGGGATCACCTCGGCAAACTCGGACAGGTCCGCGCGCCATGTCTGCGTCAAGAGTCCGTAGTTCAGATAGTCCTCAGCCTCTTCGCGCGCCGTCTTGATGTAGCTCGCGATGAGGTCGTCACTATCCGCGCCCGTGATGCGCGCCTGCGCCTTTGCCTCTTCCGGCGTCACCGGCTCAGAGGTCGGAGCCGTCACCAGGACCGCACTAATCGCGACGTGTGCGTTCACGTTTGCCTCGTTTGATGACAGCGACTTCCGGAACTGCCGGAGCAACCGCAACCTCTTCGGCCACGATTGCCACCGGTATTACCTCGACGGGTTCCTCGTCCGGTAGACGCTCGGCCTTCTCGCCATCGAGGTAGCCGAGCATCCACGGGGGAGGATTCTTCACGTTCACCACTTGCCCCGGCATGAACGGATAGCCGTCCACGCCGGAGTCAAGGATTTGCAGAATGCGAATACGCACGTTAGGCTGTGCCTTCCGCCGGCGCCGTGAAGCGCTCGACGCCACCGATCGCGTTCGTGCCTGCGACTGGCAGCACGGTCCCGCGCGATGACTTGTGATACGGAATCGCAATGACCGCTCCGACCGTCGCATCCTGCGTCGCCCGAGAAATCTCCAGCTTCAAGAACTGCTCGACCGGCTGCTGAATGTCAACGACGAACGTCTTATTATCGTCCGTGTCGCCAACGGTCTGCGACGTGCCGGTCAGGTCCGCGTAAGACCCGCCGACCGTATCGCACTGCGTCAGCTTGATCGACGTGGCGGCACCACTGACGATCGCGCCGAATGGCACAAGAAACAGACAGCCATCGAAGCCTGTCATGTTGACGGCCGTGCAACTGATGGCAGTCTGCGCCGCGGCGCCAGCGGCCACGGTCGCGACCTGAATCGGATTAGCGTAATCGGTAATAAACACAGCAAGTCTCCTTCGAGTGAAAAGGCAGCGCGAGAGAGCCGATACTGACCCTCTCGCGCGTTTGCCGTGTTATGCCTGCGTTCCGTATTTCACTGGATGCGTGCCGGCGTCGAGCAAGTCACCGTCCGACCGCGCGAAGGCCAGGAAGCCCACCTGGTGATAGTCGGCGTAGCGCTCATCCAGCCGGACCAGCGTGATATCACGGCAGTCGCGGATGATGTATTTCGACAGGTCGCCGAACAGGATCGACTTGACCGACGTGGCCGGCGTGGTCATCGACTGGTTAATGACGTAGGGGAAGCCCAGCACGAGATCCGGCTGACCGGCCACCATCGACGGCTGCCACAGTGGCGCACCTACCGTATCGCCAGAATACTGGAGCACCTTGACCTTCTTCAGCATCTTCAAGGCGCCGTCGTGGAACATGAACCGGCCGTTCATGCGGTAGGCCGGATCGACCGAATGCACCAGATCGACCAGGTTGTCGTAGGTGACCGTGGCCGTTCCGGAGAACGTCACGCTCGAAGATGTCGCCGCGGTCACGAGGCCATTGGGCTGGCTCGAGCCGGTGCCGGTCGTGAAATGGTCATTCTGGATACGGGCGATGCGCTCGCCGAGCGCACGACCGATGAAGTCGGCCGCGCCGATCGACGTATCCTGCAGGAACTCGACCGCGACCAACACGCTCTTGCTCGAGTATTTGTAAGCCTGGAGCACCAGCTGGCCGAAGGTGATGTCCACCTCGGATACCTGTGTATTCTCCGCGAGGATCGCGCCCTTGTTGGACGTGTCGTCCGAGGTCGGAATCGGCATGTCAGACCCGCTATCGGTGCGGATGACAGTGGACACCTGACGCATCCCGCCGAACTCGAGCAGCGCCTTTTCGAGTGCGCCCATCGGCGAATCAGCCACTGAGTAGCCGCCGATCGAACCCGACCCGACGCCGATGGCCGCGCGCTTCTCCCATTCCGCCACGTCCGCGGGCGCCAGCGAGCGCAGCGCGTGTTTCGGCAGACGCATCGAGATCGTCTTGCTGCCGATGTTGATGCCGCAGCGCTTCGCTGCGTCCCGGTGCTCGTCCCTGACTTCGGCTTCTTCTGCGCCATGCAGCAACCATCCGCGGAGCGCCATTTCCTGGTCCTTGCCGGACGCGTGCTGCACCGGAGCGCCGCCACGATGCGCGGGCTGAGACGGCGCCGAGCGCCGGCCGGCCGACTGGTCTGCCTCGTCAGCCGTGACGGTCGCCTTGTTCAGCCGAACTTCGCGGTCGATGCTGGCCTGAATCGTCTCCGACCGTGCCATCAGTTCATCGAACTTGGCATTGTCGTCGCCGCGCCATTCGCCGTTC